GTGGTGTTCCCCGGGAAGGGACCGATCTGGTTGACGGTCTCGGGAACGGCGACGAGATGCTTGTTGCTCATGGCAAACCTTTCAGTGAATATGGGACATTTGTCGTGGAAGTTGGACATTTGTCCCGTGGGTTGCGGGTTTCGGCTGGTTCCTTTACCAACCGATAACCAGTGTACATCAGGGGGAACTAGATGTCAAGTCTTTGTCGCGAACTCCTTTCTAGGTAGTGTTACCAGTGGTGAATCAGTGGATCGCTGGTCCGTCGTTGGCCGCAGCATTGGGGCCAGACTCGCGGACTGCGTTCGCCGTGGCGATGGCACGGGCAACCATGTGGGAGTTCTCCCGCATGACCGCGAACATGGCTGCCTTCGCCTGCACGATTCCGTTGATCTTCTCCAGCACGTGCGTCAGGCGGTCGCTGCCGAGCTTCACGCCAAGGGCGTTGGCGCGCAGCGTGAGGGTCGCGCTGACGTAGCCGCACAGGTCGTTGTTCAGCAACTGGTAGTTGTTGGCGATGACTTCCTGCGCCGCCGGTGCCACCAGCCCATCCTGGAAGGCGGACAGGAAGCACGACTTCATCTGCTCGTGCAGATGCAGAAGCTGAATGGCGGCGCGGAACGGCTCGCTGTCACGCCGGGCTGACTTCGGCAGCAGCGCGTACATCTCGCCCAGCAGACGCTCGGTCGTCGCCTCGGTCTCGTCCAGGCGCGCGGTGGTCTCGTCGCGGATTTTGTCGTAGTCGAGCCCACCTTCGAGGCAAGCCGCGCGGAAGTCCTGCCAGCGGGGGCCGAACAGGCGCTCGTCGGGCGTCGGCGGGGGCACGGCTGCCAGCGCTGCGGCCAGCACGTCCTTGTCCACCTCGACTTCCTGCTCGCCGCTGGCGCCGATGTGGATGACCTTGGCATCGACCTCGACAGTCTTGTCGTCCACCGTCACGCGCACGCGGCGGGTGCCCAGGTCCACGACATTGCTGGCGGGCTCCGGGTCCGGCACCACGTCTTCCGGCGGCACGTTGTCCGGGTTCACATTGGCCTCGGTGAGGACTTCGGCCAGGGTCGCCGTAGCTGGCTCATCTCCTGACGGGATAGGGTCCGAAAGCCCGAGGGTTGGCGTGTCATCATGCATGGGTTTTTCTCCAAAAGTCAGTAACAGCGATGTACGGGTCAACATGACCCTCCTTGATATCGAAAGCTAGCCCTTTAGCTAGGATGTCTCCGATTTGTTCGTCGGTATATCCGTCCTCCTTTAGGTGACGTTGGTCGAACGATCCATGCTCGCGCAGCCGGCGGCCGATGTCCAGTTGCACGGCGAGGTGGTCGAGCGGCATGCGCTCGTTGACGTGAATGATGAAGCGAAACGCCTCAGTTCGCCCACATACGCATTGAAACGTGCCTTTGACGTGCACGTTGTCGAACAGCCCTTCGTCCGTGACTTCCATCCGGCCGAACCGGAACCCTTGGAACTCAGCGCGGCGGCGCTCGTACGAGGTCCGGTTGGCGATCTCGGTTAGCGCGGCGACGTTAATCATCGTCGTTCTCCTGGATTTGCGGGCCCGCTGCGATCTCATAGCGCGGCACGGCCCAGTTATGAACGACGTTCGCATGCAACTCGCCTGCAACCTCGTTCATCCTGACGACCACCGGCGGGGCCAGCATGGCGTTCGCATTCATCACGTTCACCATGGCCGCCTGGGCGTCATAGACAGCGCCACGGTCGAGGAAATTCCACTCCGGCTGCCCGCGCTCGCCCTCCGTCTTCGGCGACTCGTTCGTCAGGTCGTACCGCTCGATGGCCGCCAACAGCAGCGCCGCGGCGCGCACGAGGTTCTCGCGGTAGCTGCGCGGTGCCCACGCCCGGCGCGGCCAGGGCCAGAGCGGGATGGGGTCGGGCATGGGATTGCGCCAGCACACGGCGTAGCACGCCGCGGCACGCTCCAGGTCCCCCGGCGGGTGGTCCACGTCCTCCTGCGGGGTGAACCCGTACGCCTCCACTTGCCGGCGGCGCTCGCCGAACACGTCCACCCATGCCGCAGGAACAGGATCGTCCCCGAAGGTGGCGCGGAATTCCTCTATCGAAGGCATAGCTATACCTCAGTCGTTGCTGCTGGACGAACTGCTGTCCGAGGATGACGATGACGAATCCGACGATGACGACGAATCGCTGGACGATCCATGGTCGCTCGACGAATCCGACGAGTAGTCGCTGGCCCGGCAGATGGGCTCGTCCGCGGGCGCCGCTGCCGACGTGCTGGCGGGTTGGGTCGTTTCTTCCCAAGTGCCGCTAGCGCCGGCTCCGCCGAAGTCACCTCCGCCGCCGGACTTGAACTCGTCGAACGGGCGCGGCGCGGCCGGCGTGGCGTGCATCATCATCAACTGCACGAACGCCTCGGCTGCACGCTGGTCGAATTCGTCGCTAGCCATGGGGTCAGGCTGGCGCTGGCGGAGGCCGCCGCTGCCGAGGCGGCTGGGGAGGTCTTGGAGCGTGGGTTGGGACGGTACTCGCCCGGTAGGTGTGCGGCCGAGGGGCTGGGCCCGCAGGTAGTCGAAGGGGTAGCGCCCGTTCACTTGACGCGCGGCCCGCGCGCGGCGCTCCCGGTCATCCGCCCGACGGTCGCGCTCGATGATCTGCTCCAGCGCGCGATTCACCTCGGCCTCGTGGTCGCGCACTCGGCGCGTTTCCGAGAACCAGAACCAGGGCAGCAGCCGCAGGTACCACGGCCGGGGCACGGTCTTGAAGATGGCGGGTTCCCCCGTCTTCTCACTTATGATGCGAACAAGCATGATTCATCTCCTATGTAGCGGAGCGCATTGTGATTTGCTCTTTGATGAGCGCCTGGATTTCGCCGTCGGTCATCAGGAACTCCGTCCACAGGAGCGATGGCACCTTCGGCTGAACGTCGTACACCGGCGAGCCGCCGCGCAAGGCGGACAGCAGCCGGGCGACCCGCAACGCATCGGCCTTGTTGACCATGATGGTCTTCACGTCGGTGGTTGGGTCATTCATTGGACTCCCCTCGGGGTTAGTGGCTATACGAACAAAGACGGCAAGGATGTCGGGAACTGCTTGAACGCCTCCGGGCCGGTGCCTTTGACGCAGAAGCGCACGCCGGCACGGTCGTACTTCGCTGACGCGCCGGGGTGGCCGTACAGGCGAAGCTCTCGAATGCTGAATATGGATGCAAACTCGTGCAAGTACACATCCGGCCAGCCCGTCAGCATCGCTTTGAGTTGGCACATGGCCGTGGGGTAGGGGACGCATTCAGGCGCAAAGCGGTACTGTGCCGCCTCCGCCGGCTTCCCGTACGGCGCCGACATCGCCTTCTTCGCCACCTCGTGGCGGGCCCGCTCCTCGTGCTTCACCCGCTCGGCCTCGATAGCGTCGCGCAGGCGCTGGGCGGCCTTCTCGGGGTCGCAGTCCGCCAGCAGGCGGTGCGCCTTCAAGTCCTCGCTGACCGGCGCGCGGGGCGCTGGTGGCTGGGTGAATCGGCGGGCGTATGGGTCCGGCGGCAAGAACGCCACTAGCCCTGCCCATCCCATCATGTGGTCTCTCATGTCAGCCTCCAGTGGTCTCGGAGTCGAAGCGACAATCGTCGCGTTGCCCGACATTTGTCGAGTGCTTGTTGATGACCGACGCCAAGTCGGTGTGCCAGCGGTCCATCAGCAGGCGCAGGCCGATGGTGAGGTGGTCCTTGCTCAAGACCGAAGTCATGTCGTCGCACACCAACTCGATCTTGGCGAGGTCGTCGGTCGGGTAGGTGCCGCCGCGCTCGAACAGGTTGACGACGGGCGGCATGCGGCCGAGCCCCTGCACGGCGTGGTTCAGCGCCTGCGTCACGAGGTGATGGTTCGCCTCGTCGCACTTCGCCAGCTTCTGGGAAAGCTCCTGGCTGCGAATCTGCTCGCTGACGAGCTTCTCGCGCAGTTCGGCGTTGCGCTTGCGCGCGTCTTCCAGTTGGGTTTCCAATCTGTTGAGCGTCTCCTGCCCCGTTTCCTCGGATTGGGGCTTGATCGGGAAAGGCCAGTGCTTCTCGTTGATGCACTTGGCGACAAGCTCGGCCCGCGCGTTCAGCGATTGGAGCGTGTCGCGATTCAAAAGCTCCATGAAGAAGGCAATGGTGCCGCTTCGCTTGTCTTGCTGGCCTACGTCGATGATGAACAAGTACCCGGGCGCCTTGCGGTACTGGCACTTCTCCCCAGGGGCGTCGGTACCTATGGGGTAGGAATTCACCCAGTGGTAGTTGACTTTCATACTCGATTCTCCTTGACCCACTTGCAACCAATGACACCGGCGTAATACTCGACGACGCCCATGCGGGGTACGTCCGGGTATTCGACGTGAACGAACCCGGTACTGCCGAACTTGTGGGGCGGGTTACCTCCCACGAGCTTGACCATGGTGTCACGGCCCGCAAGCCCCACCATGGTGTTGACGGTGACGGGTTGGCCGGTCTTCTCATCGACCAGCACCCAGCCTAGCTTGTGCATTTGCCTATCCTTTCTTCTTGGGTAGATCGAACGAGACGGTTTTCCCCACGGTCTCCGCCATCTCCAGCGCTTCCTTGAGGCTCTCGGGCGGGAATGCGCTAGCTTCGCAGGCGCAGGCCATCATGTTGCCGGCCTTGTCGCCGATCTGGTCGATCAGCAGTTGCACCATCGAGCGGGGGACGTTCTTCGGCGCCACCGACAGGATGACCACCAGTTCCATCAGTTGGATGGAATGGAAGGCCATCTCGGTGACATTGCGGAACTGCTTGCCCTTTGTCGCTTCGACGTTCTCGAAGATGTCGCGGGCTTGCTGCACGCGGGCAAGCAGTTCATCGAAGCTGGGGAAGTCGGTGCTCATGGCCGCCCCCCTTCAACTGGACCGGAAAACGGATCGACGTAGGTGTCGGGCACCACCTTCGCCCAGTCGATCTGGGGCTGCGGCTCGACTTCGCACTCACGCCAGTCACCATCCCAGCGCACGAACTCGAATGCGCCGCCGTGGCGCCGTGCGTCGGCCGACAGGGGCCCCCTGCTTTGCAGGCCGCGGGCTTGCGCGTCGTTTGCAACGATGCGGGCCGTGCTGTAGCCGGTGGCGTAGCGGATGATGCCGACGCGGTAGCGCACCATGGCGGGCTTGATGCGCCACACCAACGTCGGCGCCTCGAACGCGGGCAGGCGCCCGGAGCTTGGGTCGAAGTCGTGCCAGAACGTGGCGCGAACCCCGGAATACTGGATGTCCTCACCATCGGCCCAAGCCTTGATGACTTCGGCCCATTTGTGGGGTTTCTTGCTCATGTCAGATGCCCTCTCCAGGTTGCAGGGGCGGCGTGTAGGCCATCCCCGCGTGGAACACACAGAACGGCGAGCCGCTAGCCACGGCGAGGCAGAACGCGTAAAGCGCCTCGATGCCGCAACGGACGTAGAAGTAGTCGTCCATGTCAGCCTCCGATGCACTTGGCGATGAGGCGGCTGCCGGCGTAGACGACGGTGCCACCGCTGAGGATGAAGGCGACGAGGATGATGAGGGCCAGGGCAACGGGCTTGCCGCGCTTCGGGCCTCGGGTGACGGGCTCCTCGGGTACCGAGTCGTACTCGGTGAGAAAGAACTTGTTCATAAAACCTCCAGTAAGTCAGTGAGTCTGGCGACATCTGTCAGGTTGGATGACGTTTGTCGCACCGGGAGGGAGTAGGGGGCTGTCGTAACTAGCGCCGACTTCGCCCTTTCCTACTTCCAACCTCCAGCTTAACACATGGAGGTACTGATGTCAACCTATTGTCGCTAGGGGCAGATGTTACCCCATGAAAGGTCGTACTTGTCCCCATTTCTGTATTGAACCTCGCCGGGTTCAGGGAGACGCCCAAGCTGGATGATGTACACGCAGTCGTGCGCGTAGAAGTCCTCGTCCCCGCAACGCACCATCAGGTAGTTCTCGTTCGGCCGCTTGTACGCGTAGTACATCGTATGCGTGGCATCCTGCAACGAATCTTTCCGCACCCAAACCTGCCGAGCGTCGGGCAGTGCCTCACCTACACGGTAGTCCGTGACGAATCGCTTTTCCCGCACCATCGTGCATCGCGAGAGTAGCCCAGGGCTGCCGTGCTTATTGCCAAGCTCGGGGTGGTATGCGAGCTTCTCCTTGCAGAAGGTGAAGATGTCGAACGTACGCGGCTGGCGCTGCTTGCGTGGCTGTTTGTCTACCGCGCCCAGGGGTCGGCCGCGCCGCCGCTTCGGCTTCGGGTTCATGGCCCGCTCCACTCGCGCCGCGCGCTTGGCTGCCCGTTTCTCCTCCTTGGCGCGCTGCTCCACCCGCCAAGCCTCGGCAAGCGCCTGAGCGTGCGCAGCTAGCGACAGGAGGCTGGTGATGGCCTCCGCCTTAGATGGCTTGCCCATGGCGCTTACTCCAGCGTTTGCAGCGGGTCGAACGGGGGCGGCGCAGGCGTAGCCGGCAGCATGCCCGCGAGGCTAGCCACATCCTGCTCGCTCAGTGGCTTCTGGATGTGCGCGGGCCGCGGCGGCGTGCCCTCAAGACCCCCCTCGATCAGCGCCAGCACTTCCCGCCCGTCGTCCGACAAGGGCTCCTGTGCAGATGTCACCTGAGGCGCTGCCACCGGCGCCGCTACTGGCACAGGGGTCAGTACCCGCTTCATCTCCACGGACAGCGATTCGAGGAAGGACATGCGCGCACCAGCGAACCGAAGGTCTTTCGAGTCGAGGGTGATGCACCGCTTCGCGGTTACGGTGATGTACTCCACCATGACTGGTGCAAGGCTTACTGCGGGTACCGCAGGCACGTAGCCCAATGCGTATGCAGCGACAGATGCAGCGCTTGCGGCATCCACTGCCGAGTTCGCCACGGCAACGATGCGCTGGGTCTTGCCAGAGCACAGCAGGACGCGCCAGATGCCCGCATCGTCCACGGTGAGGATCACGCTGGTCGGGGCATCGGTTCCCGGCTTGGCGAGCGCTTTGAGCCGCACCGCGGGGTCCTTGCGCACCAGCACGAGGTTGCTCGGGTGCAGGTTGCGGAAGTCGCCGTCGGCGTAGGCCACGTCGAACCCTTCGGGGATGACGCGATCATTGGCCAGCATCCAGACTGCATGGCGGCAATGCACAGGGATTTTGTTGGCGGTGACTACGTACGAGTCTTGGCGGGTCGTGATGCCCCCCGCCGGCATACCTGGGTTGGCTCGCATGGCGAAGTAATCAGGCGCCCACTTGAGGTAGGTGGGGCTGGTGTGATCGATGAGGAGCGCTTTCTTCAACGCCGCTAGCTTTGCGGGGTCGTTGAGGTGGCTGGCTGCGAGGGGCATGGCTAACTCCGAAGATGTGGGGGAGTCGCCAGTCTACACGCGTGTGTGGGTTCAGGTCAAGCGGTCAACTCGGCTAACTTTGCGGTGTTGACGGGTTGTTTTTCTGTTGTGGGCCTGATGTAGTCAAAAGGCGTTAAGGTCAAAATACGTGTTTAAGTAGGAAGTTTATAAGTGAAATCAAGTAGTTAGAGGAAAGTGAGCTAGTGCCATGGTTTGAGAGTTGCTGGAGTTTTGCGATTAGAAAACGGTAGGACGACTTAGGCGTTTTTGGCCTTCGGCCTTAAATTTTCTTCGTAACCTCTTGCGTATTTATGAGTAGACAATCCAACACCGTCAACACACTCCACAGACTTGGCGCAATTCGCAGCTAGCGGAATCTCCCTATATAACATCACCTTTTACTAATTGGAAAACACCGACAACCCTCAAACTAACGAATCTTTAAAAACACGTCATTTCCCAGGAGATTCAGCCCGTTTTGCTGGTGTTTTGACCCTGATGCTACTTGACGACTTTAGGCCCACAACAGAAAAACACGCCGTCAATACGGCCTATCAGAACCTGTCGGAGACCCACAAAGCCGTGTTTACGCAGACCTTAAGAGTATCTTAAAAGCGACACTAGTCAGGCCATCCGACAATTGTCGCCAGCGCAGCTAGCCCAAAGCAAAAAGCCCATGGCGCAAACCACGGGCGTGAAAAAGCCCCCAGCTAGTGGGGGCTCGAAGCGGGTGACGCTAGCTCAGGATTGAGCGGTCTCCGGGGTCGGCGCGGCGGTCGGTTCCGGGGTCGGCGCGGGCGTCGGCGCCTTCAGCGTCGCGATGAACTCCGCCACCTTGGCGAGCGCGGTCGCGTCGAGGGCGCTGCAATCCTTGCGGATGCTCTCGCGCAGTTCAGCGGCGCGCTTGCGGGCGGCCTCGTTGGCGGCCTTGCTCGCCTCGTTGGCAGCTTCCGCCGCCAGCTTCGAGATGCTGGCCACGACGCCACGCGGCAAGGGCTTGGACGCGTCGGCGGTCAGCGCCATCATCGCTTGCGGCGTGGTCGCACCCGCGGCCTTGATGAGCGCAGCGGCCTGCTCGTCGTTGCCCTTGCGTTCTTCGGCCTTCTTCGCAGCGGCCTGCGTGGGCTTGGCGGGCTTCTCCAGCGCGAACTCGCTTTCCATGGCGGCGCACACCGCGACCCAGCGCTTACGCGCGGTTTCGACGTTGCACTTGCGCGCTTCCGCGTAGTCGGCCTGGAACGCGGCGGCGATGGCTTCCCACGCGTCGAACGTGGGCTTGTCGGTCAGGATGCGCGCGACATCCGTTGCGACGGCCTTGATGGCGCTCTCGAACGACGTGTCCGCCTTGCACAGGGTCTGCGCAGCGGATGCGACGGCCTTGCGGTCGAATTGCGGCGCGGGCGCAGTCGGCGCAGCGGCAGGCGACGGGGCATTGGCGCGGGTGGTCTCGGTCTTGCTCATGATGAACCTTTCAGTTAGTCAGTTGGTTAGCTAATCGAACCATTCGACTAGCTGACGGCAAGTATAGGGGAGATCGCGACATTTGTCCACTTACTGTCCACTTGTCGTAGGTAGCGACTGTCGCTAGCTTGGCGCACTGGGCTAGCCACGGGGGTGGGGGGTGGGACCAAACCTGCTAGCCCAGTACCCCCCGCTAAGGGGTCGCTCTGAGTGGAAAATCAAATCTGGGCCCCTGTAAAGCACCCTACACCAGCGAGCTTTTAAACCTTCGGAGACCCCCACCCCGTATTTGCTGTCGTACACTTCACACCAACGACACCGCAGAGCTAGCCATGTCAGCATCGATCCGCCGTCTCCAGTCCGCGATGGGCCTAGCCAAGGTACCCCACCTGTACCTCGACCAAGGTATCTGGGTCTGTTCGAAGGACGGTCGTCGCGCTGTTGCGCGCACCGCGAAGACGGCATTCGAAATCGCGCGGCTAGCTGGACCGCATCGCATGCCGACACTCCTCGGCAGCGCACCCCCGCCGAAAAGCTGGGGCTTCTAACCGGGCAACACGAACATGGCTACCTGTACCCTCCAAGTCCTCTCTGTGACCAACTCGATTGGTCAAAGCACGGTGACCCTGCAATGGCCGAGCGGCGTGGACCCAGCGACCGAGCCGTTCCGCCCCGGCGGTGGGACCGTCACCATCCAAGGTGCATCGTCTGCCTTCGCAGCATCCATGGTGCCGGGCGCGCTTGTTTCATTCACCATCGAGGACGTGCCGGAGTAAGCATGGAAGCGCAGCAGGACTTCCCCATCCCCGACGCCGTGGCGCCGCGTGAAGTCGCGACCGTCGTCTGGCGGGATGACCCCCTGCTGTTCCCCGCCGGCCGCAAGCGCTGGATCAACCGCACCCCTGGGGGCTGGCCGGTCCGCGTGATCTTCATGGATGGTACAGAGACCATCTTCGTGGTGCCGTGGGGCTTCGAGTCCGATCTTGCATCGGTGCCGAAACTACCGCTGATTTACCTGTTCTTCGGTGGCCGCGCCCCGAAGGCGTCCCTGTTCCACGACTACCTGTATCGCACGCACCAGGACCGCGAGTTCGCGGATGCCTGCTTCTATGCCGTCATGCGTGTCGAAGAACCCAAGTGGGCTCGTGTCCTGATGTGGATGGGGGTTCGGGGGTTTGGCGGCTTCGTTCACAATCCGGAGCAATCATGAAGTACCTCGTCACGCTCGCACTGCTGGCCGCCCTGACGGGCTGCAAGGGCACCATCGGCACGATCCTGTACCTGCCCTCGACCGCCTACGGATCGTTGACTGTGGGCCCGACGGCGGCCCTTCCTGCCCCGGCCGCGCCAGCCTCGGGAGTCAAGTGATGGGGAACTACGCCATCACCATCGAGGGCATCGGGCAGCACCACAACGGTGGGGACCCGAGCGACGCGGACATCATTGCCGCGGCCATCGTGTTGGAGATGCGCAAGCGCGGGCACAAGATTCTCCACGCCACCATCACCTACGGCGCTGCACAGGACGTGACGGCGCTAGCGGAGGTGTGTTCCGACTACATGACCTGCATGGACCCGAAACCCGAGAAACCACCCGGAGGTTGAAATGCGACGGACTACCCTGGTACTAGCGCTTCTGTTGTCTGGATGTGCGGTGGCAGGGATAGCTGCCTCGGATGATCGGTCGGCGAAGTGCGAAGCGGAAGGCGGGTGTCTCCAGATGACCGCCAAGGAATTTCAAGAGGCAGTGAACGAGGCGCTGCGCAAGTGGTTCAGGGATGCGGAGGCCAACGGATGCATTCGGGGGGCCTTCTATGGGCACCGGTGACAGCCTCTGGCGCCCAGTACCCCCGCTAGACGACGCTCGGGCGTATCCCGAGGACTTTGACTTGGAGAATGGCAGGTATACCAACATATGCATGAACTGTGAGATACAGTTCGAAGGGCACAAGAATCGCCATACCTGCAAATTATGTCTTACGACCCCCGCTCCCAGTCTGATGGGCCCCCGCCGGACTACGCCGTAGCCGAGCGCAAGCCTGTCCCCGACGTTACCGATGTCATCCAGGACATCGAGGGGAATTCGCACGCATCGGCCCAGGCACAGATCGGGCAGGCGCTGCGGGCGGCCATGGGCATCGGTGCGCTGGCTATGCTGCCTAACTTGATCGAGGAGTTGCAGCGCAGCAAGGACCCGGACGCCCGGCTCAAGTTCATCCAGATGGCGCTCAAGGAGGGCGGCTACGGGATGAAAGAGGACAAGCACTCGTCCTTGCCCATCTTCAACTTCAACTTCGTCGGCATGGGCGCCCCTACCAAGGTGGAGGTTGTCCAGCAAGTCGAGGAAGCCGTGGCAACTTTGCCAGCGGCGTCGGCGGCGCTAGCGGCGCTTTCGTCATCCATCAATGACGACTTCGAGCCTGTGCTGGGGTCGGCCGTCAAGTCGGTGGCGGAGGCGGTCTCGCCGTTCGACATGATCGAGGGCCTCTGATGTTCAGCTACAAGGCTGGCCCCGTAGGTCAACAGTTCCTGGACGATCGGTCGTTCATCAAGCTCATCATGGGCCCGGTGGGGTCGGGCAAGTCCACGGTCGCGCTGATGGATGTGCTGGCGCGCGTGGTGAACCAGAAGCCGTACCGCAGCAACGGCGACCAGGGGCCGGCTTTCCGGCGGTCGAAGTGCATCGTGCTGCGAAATACCATGCAGCAGCTAAAGAGCACGGTGAAGCCGCTGATCGACCAGTGGTTCACGCAGATGCTGCCTATCCCGCTGGGTGAGTGGAAGCTGACGGACAACACGTTCGAAATGCGCTTCCGGCTCAAGGACGGCAGCGTGGTAATGGCCGACCTCATCATGATGGCGGCCGATACCCCCGACGACGTGCGTCGCCTGCTGTCGGTCGAGGCGTCTTTCGCCTGGGCGGAGGAGTGCCGGGAAATCGACCCGGAGGTCTTCGACGGCTTGCAGGGCCGCGTCAACCGCTACCCGTCGCGCGCCATGGGCGGGGTCACCTACCCCGGCGTGATTGGCAGCACGAATCCGCCGCCTATTGGTGGCTTCTGGCACAAAGTCATCACGGAGCCGCCGCGCTTCTGGAACGTCTTCATCCAGCCGCCGGCCTTCCTCGAAGACAACACGGTCAATCCCGACACGGAGAACCTGGAGCACCTCGCGCCGGACTACTACGAGAAGCTCATCAGCGGCAAGTCGCAGGAGTGGATCGAGGTCTACTTGAAGAACAAGTTCGGCAGTGGCGGGCAAGGTCTCCCCGTTTTCCGCTCCGCGTTCAAGAAGGGCTTCCACGTCGCAACCGAGGACTTGAAGCCACTGTTCCAGACCATGGCGCCCCTGGTGATCGGCATGGACAACGGCCTGACGGCAGCCGCGGTCATGGGGCAGTTGGACCCCCGCGGGCGCGTAAACGTGCTGGACAACGCATTCGTACCGCAAGGCGTGACGATGGGCGTCGAGCGGTTCTTGGACACCATCCTCATCCCGAAGCTGCGCAACGAGTGGCCCATGTTCACCCCGCAGCGGACCATGTTCGTGCTGGACCCGGCGTGCTTCGAGCGGTCCCAGGTGAACGAGAAGACCATCGCCATGGCGGTGAACCAGCGTGGCTACCAGTGCGTGCGCGCGGTCACCAACGACCCGGAACGGCGCTTTGCCGCGGTCGAGGGGCTGCTGTCGCGCGTGATCGACGGCGGGCCGGGCATGCTCATCTCGCCGCGCGCCGCGCACTTCATTGCGGCCATGGAGTGGGGCTTCCGCTACAAGCCGAACAAGGACCCCATGGCCCCGCTGGTAGTGGACAAGAACTTCTACTCTCACATCGCTGACGCTGGGCAGTATCTCAGCTTGCACTACAACGTCCAGGTTGACCCGGCTATAGCGATGGGCCGCTCGAAAGAGAGGGTTGTCGAGGAGCACCGCTACGTGTACACCTGAGCGGCGTACCGTGGTATCGTGGCGCACTTCGCGCGAACGGTACTGACATGCAACCAGCAGGACTACAGATCGGTTTGGCGGGGAACCCTATTTCGGTTCCCCTGATGCAACCCATCCCGTCAGTCTCTCCGATTGCGGCTCCGCAGGCTTTCCCCCGCCCGGTCAATATCGGCGGGCTTATGAACATCTCTAGCGCTGGTGCAGTGCTTGCAGAGGTTCAGAAGGCCAATGAGCAGCGCCTGCAACTGGAGCAGGCCAAGCCGGAGATTCAGGGGCTCGCCGGCTACGTCCGCTCGTGCTGGCAGCTTGCGCGCCAAGCCAAGCAGCGCGTCGAGCAGGAGATGCTGGAAGCGCTCCAATCGCGCCGTGGCCACTATACAGCCGAGAAAGCTGCTGAATTGAAGCAGCAGGGCGGCTCCATGATCTACATGATGGTCATGGCGACGAAGGCCCGCGGGGCTGGTGCGCTCATGCGCGACGTGCTCGTCGGCACGGGCGACGCCAAGCCCTGGACCCTGACCCGCACGCCGGTACCGGAGCTTCCGCCCGACGTGGAAGCGCAAATCGTCAACTCCGTCGCCGAGGAGGTCTACATCACGGAGATGGCAACCGGTCAGGCGGTGAACGAAGACCTCATTCGTCAGCGTTTGCAGCAGCTACGCGACGACATCTCCTACATGACCGACCAGGAGTCGGCCAAGCGCGTCGAGCGCATGGAGAAGAAGATGGAGGACCAGCTTGTCGAAGGCGGGTACCTCCAGGCCATGTCGTCCTTCATCGACGACCTGACGACATTCAAGAACGCCTTCATCAAAGGGCCGGTCATCAAGCGCAAGCCGCGCCTCAAGTGGGAGCAATCCCCGGATGGGACGTGGAACCCGGTCGTCAAGTACGACCTCGTGAAGGAGTGGGTCCGCGTCGATCCGTTCGCGGTCTATCCGGCGCCGTGGTCCAGTGGGATCAACGATGGCTGGCTGATCGAGAAGCACAAGATGACCCGCCAGTCGCTGATGGCGCTCATCGGCGTGGAAGGCTACAGCGAGGTCGCAATCCGTGCCGTTATCGACCAGTACGGCCGCGGCGGTCTGCACGACTGGCTGTCCATCGACTCGCAGAAGGCATTCGCCGAGGGCAAGGATCAAGTCAGCACGCTGACCTCCGACACCATCGACGCGCTCCAGTTCTTCGGCAGCGTTAGCGGCAAGATGTTGCTGGAGTGGGGCATCGACAAGGCGAAGGTCCAGGACCCCGCCAAGGAGTACGAGGCCGAAGTCTGGCTGATCGGCAGCCACGTCATCAAGGCGTCTCTGAACCCCGATCCGCTGTGCCGGCGCCCCTACTACACGTGCAGCTACGAGCCCATCCCCGGATCGTTCTGGGGCAACTCGATGTACGACCTGATCCGCGACTGCCAAGACATGTGCAACGCGGCGGCGCGGTCCCTGGCGAACAACCTGGGGATTGCTTCTGGCCCGCAGGTCGGCGTCAACGTGGATCGGCTCCCGACGGGGGCAACGATCACGAAGATGTACCCGTGGAAGATTTGGCAGTTCACGTCGGACCCGATGGGGAACACGACGCAGCCGGCTGTCCAGTTCTTCAACCCGGACAGCCACGCCCAGGAGTTGATGGCCGTCTACGAGAAATTCGCCACGCTTGCCGATGAGTATAGCGGCGTGCCGCGCTACATGACGGGTACGGACGGCACTCCTGGCGCAGGGCGCACGGCGTCGGGCCTGTCCATGATGATCGGCAACGCGTCGAAGATCATCAAGCAGGTCATCAGCAGCATCGACATCTTCGTGACGGTTCCGTTGCTGGAGATGCTCTACTACTACAACATGCGGTACGAGACCGACAACGAACTCAAGGGCGACATCGCCATCAAGGCGAAGGGCGTGCTTTCCCTGACCCAGCGCGAGACCGCCCAGGTGCGCCGCAACGAGTTCCTGACCGCAACGAACAATCCGGCTGACCTCCAGATCATGGGCGCCGAAGGCCGGGCGTTCCTCCTGCGCGAAGCGGTCAAGGACCTCAACGTAGATGCCGACAAGGTGGTGCCTTCGATGGAAGCACTGCGGCGTCGGATGATTCTCCAGGCGGTCCAGCAGGCAGCGGCGACCCCGCAGCCGAACGGGCCGACCCCGGTGAACGGAAATGGTGGAAGCCCCGCAAAACCCCCAGGTAGCGGGCAGACCTTGATGAACGGGGCACCCACCACCGATAACTTCCAGCCAGCGATGGCGTAACCACCCGTGCCCGAAGCAGCAGGCTACAATTCCAGCCAGCAAGGGCCCCGCTAGGAGCATGAGATGACCGTTCAATGGAGTGGCGCTGTTCGAAACGCAGTGCTGGATGCGTGGGAAACCGCCATCGGCGCGAGCGCGAAACTGCAAATCTGGACCGGCGCCCCGCCGGCAAACTGCGCTGCGGCGTCTACCGGTACCCAACTGGTGGAATACGCGCTCGGTGCTGACTGGGCCGCAGCCGCGGGCTCGGGCGCCAAGGCGCTCAGTTCGCTGCCGCTCTCGGTGGCCGCGCTCGCGAGTGGCACGGCCGGCTACTATCGGATCACGGACACCGCCGAGACGACTTGCCACGAGCAAGGCACGATCACCGCTACCGGTGGTGGCGGCGACATGACCATCGACAACACCTCCATCGCTGTCGGTCAGACCGTGCAAGTCACCGGTTTCACCAAGACGGCGCCGGGCGCTTAATAGGAGCAGAACATGGCTTGGACTCGGTACGTCGATACCAAGGCGATCACCACCGCCACCAACACGGTGCTCACCACCGGAGCCGGTGTCGGCGCGGACGAACTGCCGCTCGGCAACACGGTCTTTCAGGCGAAGCTGACCGGATCGGGCTCGCCGTACGGCATGACTGTCGTCGTTCAGGTGAGCAACAACGGCACCGACTGGGTGGACGCCATCACCTTCGTGCTGCTGTCTACCGGCACGATCACGGACTACGGCACCATCGTCAACTCGTGGCGCTATGCGCGCTACGTCTCGTCGGGGCTGCAAGGCACCCCGACCGTGACGATGACCATGAGCGGAGGCTAATCCCATGCCGGCAACTCGCGGTGTAGTCACTGGCGACGTGTCTGCCTTCCGGCAGCACGTGGTCGAATTCGTTCCGGGCACCGGCGTATACGTCGATGGTGTTCTGGATGCTACCGACACGGCATCGCCGTGGTCCTGGGTCGTTCCGTCTGATGTCAGCGAGCTTCGCGTCACGGGCGTGGCAGCCGGCGGCGGAGGTGGCGGTGGCGGTGGCGCTGCGGCCGGCGCGGGCACTTGCTCGGTCGGCGGTGGCGGTGGGGGTTCGTCCGGCGCTTCGTGCGCTGACGTGCCGTTGGCCTGTCTGCCGAACTCGACCCTGACCGTCACCATCGGCGCGGCCGGAACTTCCGGCGCGGCCGGCGCGGCGAGCGCCACGGGTAGCTCGGGCGGTGCTGGTGGCGATA